ATTAATACAGGAACATTTGGCACATCTATTCTTCCTGTTAGTGCAGACGGTACAACACTAGGCTCTGCAGCTAAAGAATTTTCTGATTTGTTCTTAGCTGATGGTGGTACAATTCAATTTGGCAATGATCAAGAAATTATTTTAACTCATGTTGCTGACAATGGCCTTACTTTAAAACACATTGGTACTGGTGATGGCAAGATGCCTACCTTCACTTTTCAAGCAGGTGACAATGACATTGCAGCCAATGATGAACTTGGGGTAATTAACTTTCAAGCCCCAGATGAAGGTGCAGGTACGGATGCTATACTTGTAGCTGCAGGTATTGCTGCTGTATCGGAAGGTGATTTTAGCGCATCTAATAATGCTACTAAGCTTTCGTTTAGAACAGGTGCATCAGAGGCCGCTTCCGAAAAAATGTCACTTAGTTCTGCTGGTTTGCTAACTATTTCTGATGACTTTATTATTAAAGATGGTGGTACTATTGGTTCTGCTAGTGATGCAGATGCTATAACTATTGCTAGTGATGGTGTAGTAACATTTAGTCAAGTGCCTGTACTTCCTAATAATACAATAGAAACAGCAGACATTCAAGCAGATGCTATTACAGGTGCTAAGATTGCTGACGATGCTATTAATTCTGAACACTATACTGATGGCTCAATAGACACAGCACATATTGCAGATGCAAATATAACCACAGCTAAAATTGCAGATGCAAATGTAACTCAAGGTAAAATTGCAAATGAAGCTATTAATGAAGCTAAACTGCAAGTATCAAATGCCCCAACAAACGGGTATTTTCTAACTGCTCAGTCAGGTAATACGGGGGGTTTAACTTGGGCTGAACTTTCTGGTATACCTACATATACTAGAAGTACAACACCTCCCGGTTCTCCATCTGCAGGTGATTGGTGGTATAACTATAGTACTAACCTTTTATATATTTATGACGGTACAGATGGTTGGATTACTGATAGTGACGGTGAAGGAGGTCGTGGATTTTTTTTAGCAGGTAATACATTTAGTCTAGTACTGCAGGGTAATAGCTCAGGCACCTCCTCTGGCTTTCAGGAATCTGCTCATATATACAGTGTAAGATTTGAATCAGAAGCACAAATGCTTCAAGATAAAACCCCTCGTGAAAACCATTTCTTTGACGGTAATGGTCATATGTCTTCTGGAGGCCCTACTGCTGTTTCTGACACAAATAGAGTTGTTTTTACTAATAACAATACAACTGTAACAGACGCTCTTATGTATCTAACTATGTTAACAGGTGGAACAGCCTCTGCTTTTGGTAATGCATATGGTGGTCAGCATAGTAGGAGTACTGGTATTTCTAATGCGACACGTGGGTTATTTGCAGGAGGTGCTTATACTGCATTTTCTTCACAAATAGATTATATTACTATTCAAAGTACAGGTAATGCTGCTGATTTTGGTGATCTGACTCTAGCAAGATTGGAAGCAGGTCATGATTGTATAGCAAATACAACACGTGGTGTTGTTTGTGGAGGTTTAAACAGTAGTAGTGTAGCTCAAAATGTTATGGATTATGTTACTATTGCCACTACAGGTAACGCTACTGATTTTGGCAACATGATTAATGCACAGAACCATGTGGCAACTGCTCATAGTATTACTAGAGGTATTATTTTTGGTGGTGAATCAAATATAAACGTAATAGACTATATTACTATTGCCACTACAGGTAATGCTAGTGATTTTGGTGACATGACCAACACTGCTAATCAACATCTTGGCTTTTGCGTACACAATAAACTTTACGCTTATCATAATAGAAAATCAAGCCACTCTAAAACTACTATTGCTACTCTTGGAAGTGCTGAAGTTTTTGAGTGGACTTCTTTAGGCAGTCTGGGTTCTAATGAAGATAATGGCGTTGGAAAAGGTTGGATTGCTGCATCTGGGTAATTGACAAATTAAAACAAACAATATATAATACTGTTTTTAAAACAGAGGAAAACTAATGAACGACTTAACACTACTAACACAAGAGAATATGTTACCTATTGCTGGACCTAATGTAAATATACCAGCAGTTAAAAAGGTTACAGAAAATTTACCTGCTCTTGCTGTACAAGCTAAAGCATTTGGTAGCTCAAATAGTCAAACTATGTTGACCAATATGACTTTGACAATGATGAGTGGTCACAGTCCTATGAGAATGCTACGTCAAGTATTAGCAGAAACAGAATCTCGTAGAAAAAAATTAGTTGGCGCACAAGTAAGACATGCAGAAGCTATGGAAAAATTAGAAAAGTTAGAGGCCATAGTTAATCCTACTAACTTAGAAATTGCTAGGTTACGGGAAGCAAGAATTGCATTAGAAGACATGGAAACTGCAGTTAATGGTTGTTTTATAGACATAGCTGTTTTAGTTGATGCTTATGAAAATATAAAAGAAAAACATGGCATTGGTGATTGGGACGCTTCTATGTTTGAAGCAGAAGAAAAACGGCATCACATACGTAGAGGGTTTGAACTTCTTTATAGAAGTATGGTTCAAAATGGTGTATCTTCAGAGGGACCAACGGAATACTTAATGCAATATGGGGTACATGCACAACAAGCATCCTTGGAAGTTAGAGGATATATAAAATATACAGAACAACGTATCCTTAAAGGTGAACGTATTAAAGGTAGTGACTGTGAGGATTTTTTAGATACAATGGCAGACAAGTATTTAGATTGTGCTGATGATGTAAGTGAAAGAATATTTGGTAAATCTAATACTATTAATACAGACTACATGAAACTTTTGGAGGCTGCAGAATGATACTAGAGTATAAAATGATAATGACAGAAGGAGGTCTAAAAGCCCCTCCTTGGGTTGAAAAAGGGGGTTACTATGGTAAACCTGACTTTTCATTTGTAGGTTGGTCTCCTGACGATAATGTTCGTGAGTATTACATTCCAGATACTGTAACTATACTGACTAATGAGCAACTTATTGCTAGGGCTGTTGAGTTAAAAGGTGAAGATACCACCGCAGAGGAAGCTACAGCCCAAGCTAATGCTTGGATTGCGTATATAAGTTAATGGATATCAACTGGACATTAGTAACAATAGCAGGAGCATTACTAGCACAGGGTGCTGCTGTAGTATGGGCAGTGTCCAGCATGGTATCAGACATTAAGTATAACAAAGCTGAGATAGCTGACATACAAACCAATACAGCAAGACTAGCTAAGGATATACATGAGAATGACGTAATGATTGCACGTATTGATGCAAATGTAGAAGCAATCAAGGAAGCATTAAATGTGGTTACGACTAGCCACGCACAGAACTAATTAAATGATAGACCCCGTTACAGCTTTTGCTGCAGCTAATGCAGCCTTCAAAGGGGTCAAGATGCTAGTAGGTGCTGGCAGAGAGATACAAGATGTATCACAGCAACTAGGTGCATGGTACGGTGCAGTAGCTGACATTACTAGGGCTGAGTCCCAACGTAAAAACCCTACATGGTTAGACAAGCAGACACACGGTACTGACAACATAGAACAAGAAGCAATGGACATTATTGTTCGTAAGAAGACATTGCTTGAGAAAGAAAAAGAAATAAAGTTTATGTTAGACTACAGGTTTGGTCTTGGCACATACGATGAAATGTTAGGTATGCGTAGGCAGATACGTAAGGATCGTGAAGAGACTGTTTATAAGGCTATGGAAGCTAAAAGACAAATACAGAATAACTTAGCCATAGCCACTCTTTCGTTCCTAATTCTTGGTACATTAGGTGGGGGCATTTATTTAGTAATACTAGGAGTTAGTTAATGAGTGTACTTACAGTTATGCCATTAGTTTTGGCAGGTTTATTAAGCAGCCCTGAGTTTGTAATATGCCAACTAGCAAAAAGAGTGAAGATAAGAGAAGAAAAGGTTTGCATTTACCGTGGCCCTAATGGTACAATAGGATATCATTATCCTAGCTACAGTTTTAAGGAATGCCCAAAACAATTTATGTGTAGATA